ATCAGCCTCAAGTCGATCCCATGACCGGCATGCCCATGACGCGCATCTACGACCTGAGCGTCGGTAAATACGACTTGACCGTTACGGCGGGGCCATCGTTCACGACACGGCGCGAAGAGGCTGCGGCGCAGATGACTGAGCTCCTACGTGCCTTCCCGGCGGCCGCGCCGGTCATTGGTGACCTCTATGCCAAGAACCTCGATTGGCCTGGGGCGGACGAGATCGCGGACCGGCTCAAGGCGTTGTACGAGCGCACGGTCGGCGGCGGCCAGCAGCAGCAACAGGGCATTCCGCCTGAGCAGGCTGCGGCTGTGCTGCAGAAGCTTCAGGCGCAGATCAACGAGTTGCAGCAGGAAAATACTGCGCTCAAGCAGCAGGTCGGCATCAAGGCGCAGGAAGCGCAGATCAAGGGCTTCGAAGCCCAGACCGACCGCATGCGCGCCGTGCACGAGATTACACAACCGCCGATGGTTCGTTTGCCGGCGGCTTGATTTTACCCGTTCACCAACCTGACAATGCAGGAGTGATGCAGTCATGAGCGATGGCACCGAAGACCTTGACCAGATCGCAACGGAAACGCCAAGCGATCAGGCCGGGAGCAACGAGGCTTTGGCAAATGACCAAGGCGAAGCTGTCGATACTGGCGAAGAAGAAGCCGAAGAGTTCGACGATCTAGAGCACGACGGCAAGCAGTACCGCATCCCGAAGGCGCTCAAGGGCGGCTTCATGATGCAGGCCGACTACACGCGCAAGACGCAGGAATTGGCCGAAGGCAGGCGCGGCCTCGACAGTGAGCGGGATTCGTTCACCAAGGAAAGCGAGGCGCGCCGGCAGAGTGAGAAGGAGATCGGCCGCATTGCGGTGATGGACGAGGATCTCGAGGCGTACCGAAAGGTCGATTGGGCTGCATTCCGGGCAACCAATCCGGAACAAGCGGCCGCGGCATTTCAGGACTACTCATTGCTCCGCGACCGTCGCGACGAACTTGCGGGCAAGGTCAACCGGGATATACAGCAGCGGACCGCCGAAGCGCAGCAATCATTTGCCAAGCGCTACGATGCGACGAATGTTGTTCTCGCCAAGGATATCAAGGGCTGGAACCAGGACACTGCCACGAAGCTGAGAGAATTCGCCCTCGCGAACGGTGCCACGCAACAGGACATCCTGACGCTAGCCGTCAACGCGCCGCTGGTGAAACTCCTGCATAAGGCATGGCTCGGGGAACAGCTCATCGCCAAGCAGACCGCGGCCGCACAGAAGGCCAAGGTCGCAGCGACCGAAGTTCCAGAAGCCAAACCGCTCACGACAGTAATCCGTCGTCCGTCCGGCAATGCCAAAGCCGGGCTGCATGATGGCCTGTCCACGGATGAGTGGATGCGGCGTCGCAACGCTCAGGTGAAACGTAAAGCCTGAGCCTCATCAATCCTAGGGGCACACTGTGGCAAATACTCTCATCACACCGACTGCGGTGACGCGAGAAGCGCTCCGCATTCTCCACCAGAAATTGAACTTCATCGGCAATATCAACCTGCAATACGACGAGAATTACGCCCAGAAGGGCGCGAAGATCGGCTCGGCATTGCAGGTTCGCGTCCCGAACTCGTTCCAGGTTCGCAAGGGCGTCTCGTTGTCGGCTCAGGACACGGTTGAGACGACGACCACGATCACCATGGCCAGCCAATACGGCGTTGACCTGAATTTCACCAGTCAGGATCTCACGCTGTCGTTGGACGACTTTTCCACGCGCATCCTTAGCCCGGCCATGGCCGTCCTGGCTGCAAACATCGAGGGCGACGTGCTTTCTGCCGCCTATCGGGATGTCTACTACAGCGTTACCAACTTCGGCACCGCAGCAACCTTCAACAAGGTGCTCGGAGCTCGTAAGGTGCTCACGGACAACCTTGCGCCGACGGGCAATCGCACGGTTTGCCTGCAGACGCAGGATAACGTGGACTTGGTGGATGCCCTCAAGGGCCTTTTCCAGGACTCGGGCGAGATCGCAGCGCAATACCGGGAAGGGCTTGTCGGACGTACCGGCGGGTTTGACTGGTATGAGAATACGCTGCTGCCGAGCCATACCCGTGGTGCGGCCACGGCGGGCTTCACGACCGACACGCGCACGTCGGCTCTGTCGCTCACCTCGACCGCGGTGTCATCGCTTACCGTTAGCGCGCTGGCAAACGGTGGCATTAACAAGGGCGATATCATCCGCATCGCCAACGTGAACCGGGCGCATCCGGAAACCAAGGCCAATACTGGCGTTCAGCAATCGTTCGTGCTGACGGCGGATGCGGCCTCTGGTGCGACGACGATCAGCATTGCACCCTCGATCATCCTTTCGGGGGCGTACCAGAACGTGATCATTCCGACCGTTGCCCAGTCGGCGGCGGCCACTGCGGAAGGCACGGCGGGATCGACCTATCCGATCACGCTCGCTTTCCATCGGGATGCATTCGCGTTCGTGTCGGCGGATCTCGTCATGCCGGATGGGGTCGATTTCTCGGCCCGGGACGTGCAGGACGGGATTTCGATGCGTATCGTTCGCCAGTACGACATCAACAACGATAAGTTTCCTTGCCGTCTCGATGTCTTGTTCGGTTATAAGGCCATCCGGCCGCAGCTCGCATGCCGGCTGGAGTTCAACGGCGCATAGCCTCCTTTCCGTAACACGAAGGTGGGTGCTTGGGGCGGTCGCGAATGGCTGCCCTTCTTTTTTTGGGAGCAACATGACTGAAATCAAGGCCGGCCGCAAAGCTGCTGATGTCAAGCTTTTCATCGCCATGTTGGCTCTCGATCACCGCAATCATTGCGTTACGACGGCTTCCTTGCTCGACACGCAGGCGGCAATGCTCCAGGCGGGCATTCCGCATACGCCAAATGTTTATTTCCTGATGCAGGACAGCAATGTTCCATTCGCTCGCAACCGGGCGGTAGCGCAGTTCATGCTGACGGAATGTACCGATCTTATATTCATAGATTCGGATATCAGTTGGGATACCAAATCATTGTTGCGGCTGATCTGCCATCCGGTGGATTTTGTGGGAGGAACATATCGGAAAAAAATCCAGAATTCGCTGACAGGCGAACTGATGACGCAATATGCCATTGACGGTCTTTATGACGAAAATGGCGATACTCCCGGCAGCGATCCGAAGACGGGTCTGCTTCCCGTAAAGCGGCTTCCTGCTGGTTTCCTGCGGGTTACCCGGTCAGCCATTCAGCGCATGATCAACGAATGCGACGTTCAGGAATACGAAATCGACGACCACGGCAGACCGCTGACGATACATCGGTTGTTTTCATTTGATCATGTGGGCGGATCGGAAGTCAGCGAAGATTATCGCTTCTGTGATCGCTGGCGTGAGATTGGCGGGACAGTTTGGTGCGATCCCGAGCTGAAGATCGATCATATCGGATCGGCTACGTTTGCGGGCCATTTTGGCGATTTCGTCCGGACCCTTATGCAGATGGAGAAACAGGCCAAGACACTGGAGGCAGCCGAGTGAAGCTCTCGGTCGTCATCACGACCCGCAACCGGACGCATCTTCTTGTTCCGACCGTTCGCGCAACGATCAGGAATGTCCGCAATCCGAATACCACCGTTACTATCATGGTGGATGAGGACGATCGGCAGACCGTGCAGGCAACGCCGCAGCTCGAGCGAATGGGCGCTCGCGTCATCACGGTGCCCAGGCCGAAGTCGTTCGGGACCAAGTTCAATCTAGGCGTGGCAGCCGAGCCGGCCGACGTCTATGTCGCGCTGGTCGATTATGCGCCATTCCTGACCGAAGGATTCGACCAGAAAATCATCGACGCCTCTACTATGTATCCGGACGGATACGCGGTGATGATGAACTGGCTATGCAATCTGACCTTCCCGACGCTCAATGCGGTGACGCACAAGCTTGTCGAGAAGATGGGCGGCATCTATCCGGAGTTCTTCCCTTATTGGTTCGTGGACCATCACCTTCTTGACGTGGCTCGCATGATCGACCGGATCGTATTTGTGGACGTGCAGATCGACCGGA